AGGTGTGAACTAATTAACAGGAAAGAGATATGGCTGAAATAGACGATACATTACCCAAAGAAACTATAAGTGACGAAGCTTTTGTAGAGCAAGAAATTCAAATTCCAAATGAAGAACTAGAAACATCTTCTGAAGATGTTAATGTTACTATGGATGAAGATGGCGGTGCTGAAATAGATTTTGCTCCAGGAACAGGAGACGCATTAGAGTCTGATGAACATTTTTCTAATTTAGCAGAAATTATAGACGAACAATATTTAGATGAACTAGGTTCAACTCTTTACGATCAATATACAGAGTACAAAGAATCTCGTGGTGACTGGGAAGATAGTTATAGAGAAGGTCTAAGTCTTTTAGGATTTAAATACGAAAAAAGAACAGAACCTTTTAAGAATGCTTCAGGTGTTAATCACCCAGTTCTTGCAGAAGCAGTTACACAATTTCAAGCGCAAGCTTACAAAGAATTATTACCTGCAGATGGTCCAGTACGTGCACAAATCTTAGGAGATGTGTCTAACGAAAAACAAGATCAAGCAAACAGAGTAAAAGATTTTATGAATTACCAAATCATGGATCAAATGCCTGAGTACGAACCTGAGTTTGATCAGATGCTTTTCTATTTACCTCTGTCTGGTTCTACTTTTAAGAAAATTTATTATGATGATTTATTAGGTAGAGCAGTATCAAAGTTTGTACCTGCTGATGATTTAATTGTTCCATACAGTGCGTCTTCATTAGAAGATGCAGAAGCAATTATTCACGTTATTAGAATGTCAGAAAATGAAATTAGAAAACAACAAGTTTCTGGTTTTTATAAAGACATAGAATTAGGACAACCTCCTGTAACAGAAAATCAATTAAAAGAAAAAGAATTAGAGTTAGAAGGAATTTCTAAAAATAGCAGTCAAGATCAATTTACTATTTTAGAAATGCATGTAGATTTAGATTTAGAAGGTTTTGAAAACATGGGCCCAGATGGTGAGCCAACAGGAATCAAACTTCCCTACATCGTAACTATATTAGAATCTACTAATGATATTTTATCTATTAGAAGAAACTATAATCAAGACGATCAGCTAATGAAGAAAATAAAATACTTTGTACAATTTAAATTTTTACCTGGTACAGGTTTTTATGGTTTTGGTTTAATACACATGATTGGTGGTTTAACTAGAACTGCAACTGCAGCTTTAAGACAATTATTAGATGCAGGAACTTTAGCTAACTTACCTGCTGGTTTTAAAACTAGAGGAATAAGAATTAGAGACGATGCTCAACCAATACAACCAGGTGAGTTCAGAGATGTCGACGCTCCGGGAGGCAATATTAAAGATTCATTTATGCAATTACCGTTTAAAGGACCAGACCAAACTTTACTTCAATTAATGGGAGTAGTAGTTAGTGCAGGTCAACGATTCGCGAGTATTGCTGATGCACAAGTAGGCGACATGAACCAACAAGCAGCCGTGGGTACTACAGTTGCGTTATTGGAACGTGGATCGCGAGTAATGTCAGCTATTCATAAAAGATTATACGTAGGTCTTAAATCAGAGTTTAAATTATTAGCAGAAGTATTTAAAACTTACTTACCACCAGAATATCCTTACGATGTTCCTGGTGCTACAAGAAATGTTAAAGTTTCAGATTTTGATGACAAGATAGATGTGCTACCAGTAGCAGATCCTAACATTTTTTCTCAAACACAAAGAATTTCTATGGCGCAAATGGAATTACAACTAGCACAATCGAATCCTCAGATACATGATTTATACCAAGCGTATAGATCCATGTATGAAGCGGTTGGGGTAAAAAATATTAATGCAATATTACCTCCACCGCAACAACCCACACCTATTGACCCAGCACTTGAAGAAATTGCAGCAATGGGTATGAAACCGTTTCAAGCTTTCCCAGGACAAGATCACAAAGCTCATATTGATTCGCATTTAAACTTTATGCAATCTAATATGGTACAAAACAGTCCAGCAATTATGGGAGCTTTACAAAAAAACATTTTAGAGAGAATATCTTTAATGGCACAAGAGCAAATACAGTTAGAGTTCCAAGAAGAACTACAACAAGCTCAACAGATGCAACAAATGTTACAACAACAACCACAAAATCAACAATTGGTTCAACAAGTAACTCAATTAACTAATAAAGTTAATTCAAGAAAAGCTATTCTAATTTCTGAAATGGTTAAAGACTATATGAAGGAAGAAGAACAGATTATTAGTGAGTTAGGTGGTGATCCACTACTTAAATTAAAATCTAGAGAACTGGATATTAAAGCTAGACAAAATGAAGACAGAAAAGCTTTTGATGATAGCAGAATTAGTATAGATACTATGAAAGCTATGCAGAATCAGTCTCAATTTGAAGACAAACAACAACAATCCGAAGAATTAGCTGATTTAAGGGCTGAAACTTCGCTTACCAAACAAATAATGTCTAGTGATGCAGCTATGGAAAGACAACAAATGGCTGATAAAAGTAAACGAAACGATTTTGGTAGAAACTTTAAGAAAAATTAAGTATAATAAATCATTAAGGAGAAAATTATGGATAAAGATTGGCAAAGAGGTTCAACGTTTATGAACAAAGAAGTTAAAATCACTAAAGAACTAGGTGTCGGTAAAGACGGCTATCAAACTGGTGGAGTTACTATAGAAGCAACTGACCCACAAGAGACTCAAACTGTTACAGTTAGAGGAACTAAAAGAATGAGAGCTGACAAGAAACCTGTTAAGGCTAAGTGGTACTAATCTATGTGGTTATCGGCAATTAAATTAGCCGTTTCGGCTGGTAGTAAAATTTACGCTAACAAACAGAGAACGAAAATGGCTATGTCGGATGCACAGCTTATGCATGCATCAAAAATGGCCCGAGGTGAGGAAGCTTACCAAGGAAAACTTCTTGAATCGAGAGATTCAGATTACAAGGACGAGGCCGTTTTAATTGTACTGACGTTGCCAATTTTAGTTCTTGCCTGGGCAGTCGTAAGTGACGACCCAACCGCTCTTCAGAAGGTAGATATCTTCTTTGAGCATTTTGCGGCATTACCAAGTTGGTTTACAAATTTATGGATACTTGTAGTCGCGAGCATTTATGGTATAAAGGGTACACAAATATTTAGAAACAACGGAGCAAAAAAATGAGACAAAATGGACAAAGATCAAACGTAAGATTTCCATATGCAAAATCTGGAATGAAAAAACAAGGTGCTAATGCTAGACTTGATGAATCTTTAGGATCAAGAACAGGGAAAGAATCTACAAAATCACAAAGTTACAAATCTAGAAGAGACGAGTCTAGAGGGGCTAGCAAATAATGAATTCATCTAGAATGAATAAATTAGAAGAACTAGGAAGAGTTGATGCCGAAAGAGCTAATACTTCAAAAGGCAAAACAAATCTAAAAGACGAAAAAAAAAGAATTATTAACTCACTTGCTAATGGTGGAATGGTTACAGTTTCAGGTAGAGGCCAAGGTAAAGTTATGGGGGGTAGAAAAAAATCTACTTATATCTGTTAATGAGTATTTTTGGATTAGCACTTAGAGGATATGGTATGTTGAAGAAAGGCAAAAAAGCCTATGATACTATTAAATCTGTTAAAGTTGGAAAAAATTTAGCTAAAAAAAGAAAAGTACAAGATAGCGTAGTTAAAACAAAAGATAAAGTTATGGAATCTTTAGATACAAAAGGTAAACTAGATGTTAGGACTAAAGTTAAACTTTCTGATACTAATAAAGCAGTATCTAAAATTGTAGATAAAAAATAATGAAAAAACTTTGGAATAAAATAGTAGACAAAATCTTTGGTAAAAGATGTGCGTGTGTTAATAAAAAAAGAAACACGGTTATACATTGTGTTGATTGTGGAACAATTTTAAAATATAAATAATTATGAAAAAAAAAGTAATTAAAGTAAGAGACATAAATAAAAACGGCAAGAAAGACGGTTTTGAAAAAGCTAGAGCTAGAGGAATGGCTAAAGGTATGGGAGCAAGAGTAGAATTAAAAGGTGGTGGTGGACTCTATGCTAACATTCACGCCAAACAAAAAAGAATC